TTACGAGGTGAGAACAATGCATATCCAAGTTTATCAGCAGCACCTTCTAACGAAAGTTCAGCTTGTTTGAAGGGTAATATGTGAGTCTTGAGTGGCCCACGTCCGGTAGCTGTGTTGACGAAATCACCTATTTCACGAGCTAGTACATCGTTGAGATATGGATTCTTCTCAGCAGCTTCTTCCATTGATACTTTCTGCTTGAATCCTATGTGTTCACCACCTAAAAAGTCAGGCATCTTCATTCCGCCTAATACGCCTTCCATTGGCATACTTCCGGTGCGCATTCCTTCATTTGCCATACCTGCTGCTAGATCCATTAATTTCTGAGCGCGGTTGGCGCGTAATACATTGAGGAATGTAGTTAGACCACGATTAGATACTCGTGCTCCAACACCAAGAGTATTCTTGTAAGCAGATCGAACTGGATTGTTATAACCCTTGATAGTTTCAGGGCCGAACATACCACCTGTTTCAATCCATCTACTAGCTGTACCTTCTTCTCTTGGCCCAAGTCTATGACCTGGCGCGGATATCTTAATACCCATCTTCTCACCCTTAGATGGAATTAGTTTACCTGTAGTGGGATCTCTGTATTCCTTAAATAGAGGTAGGTTTCTAACTTCAGCATCTACCTTGTCAAACAATGCAGGAGTCCATGCACCTTTATACATGTCCTTAGCAGCCTTCCAAAATTCAGGCGTAAGGATTTGAGATAGCCCCTGTCTACCTGCTCCAGACATATCTGAAACAGTCGAAGCTACAGTAGGTGTAGTGACAATCTCCTTAAAGATGTTAGGTGTTCCTTCTTCCTTCTCTCTAGCCTTACCCTCAATCACATCAGAGAACTTGAATGGAGTATCACCTGATCTACCCATTCCCCATCCAGTTTTAGCACTTAAATTCTTCCATCCTTCCTTCCATACTTCAGGATCTAGTGATAGAGAACCAGTTTCCTCAGCTAGAAATCTCCTAGCTTGTTTAATAAATGATTGAACCATTGCCCTACTATATGGGCTTAAGGAACTATTAACTAGTAATGGAACACCCTTCTTAGTGAGTCCTCTTAGAACAGCATATACAGGTCTACCTGTACCTATACCTTTATTTTCTTGAGTAGTGGCTCCCGCAGCTCTAGGTTTCTTTATTTCAGCACCAAGATTACTAATTCCTCCAGTACTACCAGAAGCAGTTGCAACAGGTCTACCATTTGCATCTCTATAAATAGCATCCCAATAACTACCACCACTAGATTTAACTTCTAATCCCGGCCTTCCATTAGGTAAACGTCTTACCTGATCAACACCATAACTAAGTCCAAAACCATTATCCATAGCATTATTCATAGATACTTCTAATTCATCTATATCAGCCTCAGTATACCACGGTTCTTCACGTAGTTTAAGTCTAGGCTGATATCGTCCTTCTCCTTCAGATGGCGGAGCATATTCTTTAGGAGTAAAATTAGGATCAAGTTCAGATATCTGTGCATTAGTCAAACCACTAACAGGATCAATTTCTTCATCTAATCCCAAACTACGTTGAATAGGTTGAGTTCCTTCTTCAGGAAATTCCAATGACTCATCATTTAATCCCCGATACCATTGTTCTCTATCAGGTGTTATACCTAAATCTTGCATTTGTTGTTGTATTACATCTCTTGAACCCCATCTTCTATCAGGTCTAGGCATACTTGCAAATGGTGTATTTATAGATGGTGGTGGTGATGGTTGACCAGTTTGTTGTGCTTGTCGTTCAGCAGCATATCGTATTAATCTATCTCGTAAATCTTGACTCCAACCAGCTCCAAAAGTAGATGGAGTAGAAGGTGGAGATAAATGTGCATTAGCTTGTTCAAATGGGGTAGGATCAGCTACTTCAATTCCTGTATTTGGATTATTTCGTATATCATTCATTCGAGCATCTAATGCATATATCTGATCTTGCATTTGTAGTTGTAAATCACGATCTCCAGCAGCTCTAGCAGCATTTCTTAAATCATGCCAACGATCCTGTAAATCCCATGCTTCCCAAATATGATTTACAGGTATAATTGTTGATTGTGAAGCAGCTTCATTTGCTAATGCATTTGTAGTAGTTTCCATCTGTTGTTGTGGAGTACTAGCAGGATCAGGTTCAGGAACCCAATTACTAGTACCTCTAGCAACTTGTATATCTTCCAAAGCAGTTTCAGCTATATTAATCATTTCAAATGAATGATTAGCTAATTCTGCATCTGATCTTGAAGATGCTTCTTGATTAATATTTCCCCAATATTCGATTAGATGTTGAAGTTCTTCTGGATTACGGGCAGCATTTTCTATTTCAAGTCTATTTTGATTCGTATCATAATATTGTATTTCACTTTCTCCCGGCGGAGTTACTTGTCTAGGAGTCGCTTCAGCTTCAGCAACATGGTCAGCCATAGTTCTAACTGGTTCATTAGTAGATGGAGCATTAACCATTGGCTCCACTAGTTCGGGTGAAGTTGTATGTGGTACACCTTGTTGTTGTTCAAGTTCACGCACACGCGCATTGATGATATTAGTAGCTTCCATATCACCTGCGGCTGCTGCCCTAACTAGAGCCTGTCTCCATGTGTTAACATCTTCTGATGGATCAGGATTCTCGAAATATCGTCTAACATTCTTCCACAGTAATGCAGGATCAAGATGACCTGATTCTTCCTTTATTAGTCTAAAGAACCAATTACCACCATTATCCTGATAAGGTTCCAATCCTTCTGAAGCAAATTGATTAACTACTTCAGTAGATGGTTTCTCGGGCCATGCTACATCTTGACCAGCAGTATATGGAACTGGCTCTAATTCAGTATTACGTGGTACAGATGGAATTGATGGAGCACCTTGTTCTACTGTGGGAGGCGGTGGTTCTACATTTCTAGCCTGCTGTCTTATTCCTGCAACAGCTTCAGGATTAATGATAGAAGGACGTACATGTCCAGCCCCACCACCTAGAATATTATTCGCTTCTTCAGGTGTTATCTTACTGATTTCTTCATGGGATAGACCTTTTTCAAACAATTGTACTTGTGTAGATGTATCTAATTGTGATCTAGAAAGTACATCATTAGATGGTAAATCACCTGATTCGATGGAAAGTTTATAATTACCAAGTTTGCCAAGACCCTGATGACCTGCACCCAATGCACCACCAGTTAAACCACCAAATCCAACACCAAATGCAGCTTGTGTACCAGCTTCACTTAATGATGGCAATTCCCATCTACCAGTTTCAGCTACATGACGTGGAATACTACTGATTCCCTCAGTGACTCCACCTAATACAGCATTCTTAGCCGCGTATGGTAATACTGCCTTAAATCCTTCTTTAATTCCGGGTAAAGCAGGGCCAAATGGTGCAGTTATTCCACCTATTACACCTTCAGTTAATTCTGCTGCTGCATTAGGTTCTTGACCTAAGTAATCTCTAGCCCAACCCTCACCTAACGTGGCACCAGCACCACCAAGTGCCATCATTCCAATAGGCCCACCACCGAATGCTCCACCAACAATACCACCAGCTATAGTAGGAACAGTACGAAGTCCCATAGCTACAGCTTGATCACCCCATGAATGTTCCTTGGGTATTTGAGATGTTTCTGTAGGTGGCCCATCAAACTTAATGTTTTCTAGAGTATTCAGGGGCATACCCTTGAATGGCTCAAGTATATCAGTTTTAGGTTGTTGAGTAATTGGATCCTTTAATCTCGTATCAAGAGGTTTGGGCGTAGAAATAGGTACCCAATCAGGTGATGAGATAGGCTTCCATACATCTTGTTGTGGCATGGTTATTTACCTAGAGGCTGCCAAGTTTTACCACCATCGTATGAGACAATAGTACCAGTTTCACCTGTTCTTACATTCTTTCCCTGTGCAGTTAATGGTGTTTGAAATTTCAAATCACCAGCAGGGGGATTATTAAACTTAAATGTACCACCAGTCGGTTGATTAGATGGTAAATGTTCCCTGCCAACTTCAGTTCCTACTGTTACTGATGGAGATATGGGTGGATTAGCCACAGACGGAGCTGATCTAGCTTGTGGTCTAGTCCTAACAGGTGGAGTAGTTTTCTGCATTTTTTCTGCTAGTTCTCTTCTCATATTGGCATAGTTCTGAATTTCTTCTGGAGTAGCACCACCCCAAAATCTACCTGCGCGCGGTTCTTCAGTAAATGTCCAGTCATCAGTTGATGCTTCACCCGGTTGAATGAAATCACGATAATCAGGATTATCATACAATTCACGCATCGCATTGTTGCGGCGCATACGTAGTTTAGCAGGATCCTCTACTTCATCTTCAGGAGAAGTTTTATTTGGATCGTATGCAGGTTCAGTTTGTTTAACTTCGATATCACCTTTAGTACGTTCCCTCTCTAAATCAATTCGTCCAGTCTGTCTAGTACCTTCTAATGCAACTCTACCAGTCTGTCGAAGTCTTTCCAATTCCATTGGTGAGAAATCTTCAGCAGTACCAGCATCAAATGTACGTCCATCTGGTGAATGTCCAATTAACTTATTACCTACTCTAGTATAGGTATAACCTTCTGCTTTAGAAGCAAGAATATCACTCTTTCTTCTGTCATTAGCAGCTTTATCTTCAGCAGCTTGTCTAGCAATATCAGCCTTTTCACCAGCAATTTTTTCAGCAGATTTGATTCGTGCTTCAGTCGTTCTATCTCGCTGTTCATAGCCTAATATTTGACGTGTTTGAGCATTACGTTGATTCTCCTGAGAAGATGCCACTTCAGCAGGACGTATCTTCTCTTTCCAATCACTTAGTCTACGTTCATTTGGCCCTTGCAGTACTTTATCTTGTATCTCAATACCATTATTAGCATTAGTACCAAGAGTACTAAGACCACTCAACATAGATGTGATTTTACGTGCAAAACTAGGATCCTGTCGTTCAGGATATTCATCTAGCATACGTTTGAATCGTTCAGACATTTCTGTCTCAGGCTTATATTGACTGAGAAGATCTATGTCTGTATCTTCTTCCTGTATTGGCGTATCCTCAATTATACGTGGCATGGGGCCAGGATTAAGTAAATCATCGTACATACGACGATTACTACCAACCGCAGTACCCCCCTCACCACCTAATGTAGCCATTCTCCGAACATCTAGAATATCGTCAGATTTAGATTTAGGTTTAGCCATGTTAATTCAACCAAGGATAGGCAGCATTAGCACCAATTTTGGCAATATCACCAGCTCTGCCCATACCAGTTTCCCATGCACCTGGTAATTGTTGAGCCTGAGTACCAGCATTCATATTAGCCGTGCCATGACTAGCACTTTGATTAATTGAACCTAATGCTTGATTACCAAACATATTAGCCATGCCAGGAGTAGACCCATACATTCCAGCCTTACCTTGTAATGCACCTGATAAACCCATCAATCCAAATTGTTTACCCTTATTACGCGCTTCAGCCAATCCAGCTTCTACATTTTGTGTAGCATCAGCACTAGCTTGACCACGTTCTCTAGCCATCTTAGCTAATGTAGCTGTAGCATTAGGTGAATATCCACCCTGAAGTGTTCTCTGTCTCTGTACTTCTCTCTGAGCGTTGGCATACGCGGCTCGAATGGGACTAACACCACGAGCGCGCATATTCGCTATATCTTCTTTTGAATATCCGCCAGTAGTAGAAAACTCTGCAAAGGTAGACATTCCACCTTGTCCACCACCACCACCCTGACCACCTCCACCTTGTTGTGGTAGACCTCTTTCACCACGTTCATATGCAGCGTGCCAATCACCTATATTTCCTCTATCTTGCCATTGTGCTTGTCCGCCCCAATCACCCAAATCTACAGTTCTACCATCAGGCATCAACATGCGTGGACGTAAATCACCCCTAACCTCATTTTGCAAATGAATTCCCATAGCCTGCAATTGTGGTTGAGCAGCTTTAAGTGCTTCAGGAGTCATTCCATTAGGAAATAAACTCATGATAGCTTCTTGACTAGGCTGTTGTGTTGGCCCTTGTTGTTGTGGAGGCGCGTATCCTTGTTGACCACCACCACCACCAGGTAGACCCATTATGGTATCATAACCACCCATAATGCCACCATAATCTTGTTGAGCCATTTCATTACCATAGCCCATATTTCTAAATGCTTCTTCTGTGAATGGGCCGTATTGATCCTCCATTCGACCCTGTTGGTAGTTTCCCTGATTTTGTTGTCTACCACGAGGATCTCCGCCTGATGGTTGGTATGGCATATATCACCCTGCAATGATGAAGAACTCTGATTTTTCAGCTTGTGCTACTGCTGTTAAACTAATAAGTTCAATAGCCAATTGACTTACTCGTGGCACTTGTTCTACTAAACTAATTAGTTCAACAGATAACTGACTAACTCTAGGATCTGCTACAATTAGACTAATTAATTCAACAGCTAATTGACTAGTTCTAACTGATGTAGTTAATGTTAATATTTCAGTTGCAATCTGACTAACTCTTGGATCAATTACAGGCAAACTAAGTAGTTCGACTGCTAATTGACTTACACGAGGATCAATTACAGCTAATGATATTAGTTCGGTTGCAACTTGGCTAATTCTAGCTTCAGTTGCACCTCCCGCCACATCGGCATAGCTAAGACCGCTGCCGCTGTTGTAATACTCGGTGCGTTCAGTGGAGGTCAGCACACGCTTCCAATACGCGCAGGATCCGAGGAGACCGTCGAAATGATTTGCGCTTACACCAATGCCACCGCCAATCTGAAAGGCAGCAGCCCCATCTCGTGTGCCGGTACTATGAGCCACCGTCTGTGCGGTCGCGTCATTGATCGACATCCCCAGCACATCAGCCGACGGGTCGTGCCACGCTATGATCGTGTAGGGTGTCCCGACGGTCGGATTCGTAATGCCTGACCACTGAATTTGGGTCGAGGCCCCACCACTGCCCCAGACGATCCAGCGAAATCCGGCGGCGTTGGTGTGATACAGGTCAAACTCGCGATTCGCGCCACTGCTGGTATCCTTGCCCACCAACACATACGCCGCACTGGTTAGGTTGGCTTCCACTTGCGAGCGGATCGCAATCGTGAACGGGGTATCACTCCCGAGTGACAAGGCCGTGCTATCGTTGACCGCGAGATACTGACTACTGCTACGTTCAAAATCTCGCGCAGCGCGGCCACCCAGAGTCCCGGTACCAATAGTCGGATTCGTTTCGGTCAGGACGATCCCCGCATGCGCGCCAGTGGCGTTGCCGCTCGCCTCATCCAGGTTCCACCAGTCCACCAAGTCGTCTAGCCACGCCACTATGCAATCCTCTTATAACCAAATTCCGCTGCATTGAAGCCTGCTTCAGTCCATGCAACACCAGTAGCAGGATTAACTCCATATGCTTGCATAGTATAAGCATATGTAGTACCCGGATTAACGGTAGTTCCAACTTGATCCGTTCCACTACGTATTACAGATGCAATTGATGTAGTTCCAGCATCAGTTTTCTTCACATAAATATTAGTTTGTACTCCAAGAATCGTAGCACCTACCACTGGAGCATCTTGAACTACAAGAGTATCAATTGCATTAACTGTTGGAGTTGAATTGTAATCCGTGTCACCGTTGGGTGGAATTTCGTCCACCATTAGAGCATTATCGGTGCCTGATAGTGGAGTCCATCCAATAGTAGTACCTTCAGCAGTAGGCATACGTGCATCTACTCGAACATCACCTAGAAAACCCTGTAATGGAGCTGCGCCAGTACCATCAAGCAGATAAACATCATCAAAATCAACATCACCAGTCCTGCCACGTAGATTAAAACCATCCCAAGTTGATACAGCTGCTTGAGCATTATTCAATCCAGTTAATCCGGTCAAACCAGTTACAGCTGCACCATTCAATTGAACACTAACAGTACCAACAGTAGTGCTAATTAGTGCTTTAAGTTCAATGAAAAAGAATGTATTAGCAGTAATAAGACTTGTTGCTGAAGATGTGCCTAATACAGTACCAAATCGACCATCACGGCGTACTTCCAACGCTCCATCTGCCTTTAGACAGAGAGACATTTGAATAGTAGCACCTGACATTACTGAAAATATTTCCATTGACTGTATAGTAGGAGTCTTAAATGCACCCCCACATACAATAGTATTATCTCCTGGTGTACGAGATATCGTTACCATTACTACACCACTAGTCAATCTAAGACATGCACTAGAGTGGCGTCCAGCCGCAGCCTGAATGGTTGGACTTGAAGCCGCAGATGACCACTTTAATCCAACTTCAGCGGAAGAATAATGATCAAAACTATCCATGAATAAAAGAGACATATTACACCATTTGAATTTTGAGGGTGAACGTAACTTTCGTAACTGTAGATGACGAATCTACATTGAATCCCAACACATCTCCTGCATTGATTGTCGTAGTCCATCCAGTCAATGTAGATGATGTATTCTTGTTTACTGCACTTAATGTTGGTTTCGTAGCTGCAACAATTGAATCAGCCACAGTTGGAGGATAACTCGCATAAGTATCCTTCCAAATATCTACAATAATCGAACCTGCTAATGCAAGTGCATCCGTGGACAATAATGTCCATTCAAGGATTGTACATGCAAATGGAATCTGGAGAAATCCCTTAATTCCTGTGTTTATTACTGCTCCGTTTCCATCAATAGTTAGTCCAATTAAACCATATCTAACTGCACTAGCTGGAAGTGCAGAGAATGTGCCATCACCACGTAGAAATGTAGTTGTGGTACCTGGAAATCCAGCTAAACTACCTATAACGACTGGATCTGAACCCGCTGATGCATGTGTAATCGCATGTGCTGCACCTGTTGGGGGAACACTAAAACTACCCGCTCCATTCAAGAAAAGAGCTGAATTAGCTGGAAATCCACCTAATAATTTGACATCTACTTCATCTGATCCGCCATCTAAATGTGATGGCGCGTGTGCCGCAGGTGCCCCACCCCCTCCACCTGTATCCGCGTATGTTTCCCATATTGTACCATCAGACCGATCTGTAGTAGCTGTATCGGTAGAATAATACAATGTGCCGGGAGCTACAGCAGTAGCCAATGGCCTACTAGCTGCCAAGCCTCGAAGAATTACATCTTGAAGTCTGGATGCCATTTTTTCCTACTGAATTTCAAGCGCTATTGAAAATCTTAAACCAAATGCACCCGCATTATAAACAATTGGATCTCGTGGTGTAATAGTAATTACATTTGAATTTAATGTTGAACTTAAAATACCTAATTTAATAGGATTATTATCAAAATAACCTATTGGATGCGTAAGATGACTTGCTCCCATATAGTTATTAGGAAGTACCATTCTTACATAATAACTAATTGTTCCACCAAGAGTACTAGTAGATACATAAAAATGCCAGAATAAAGTTTTACCAATTAGCATATATCTATTAGTTAATATATCTCCTGCTGCAACAGTCCATGTCATACCCGGTGCATCAGAATAAAAATTACTTGCTACAAATGGTATATTAATCCATTCACCCATTGGAACAGTACGATTTCGTTCTGTAACTACTCCAGATGCAAAAAAATTACCAGCACGATTAATAGAAATAATTCCTTGACCATCACTAACAGCATCATTTACAGCTTGAAGATAAAAACTACCAGCAGTAGAAAAAAATCTAAATTTCTTTTGATCAACTGGTTGACTAGTATCTTCAAATGTTAAAATAGGAAAAGTTCTAACTATTTGTTGGCTTTCAGTAAATATATTATTAACATTCTTTAAGGGTACATTAGCACTTAGTCTAGCATCGGCCACCGTACCTGAAGTAACGATTGCACCAGATACTGAAGTAATTGGATCAGTTCCACCAGTTTCATGTGTTACATGATGCGTAGCTACACCTCCACTACCTGCACCCGATCGAACCAATAATGTAATCTTTTCATTATTTGAAAATACTCCTGATCCCTCTACAAATGCAACTGGAACTTCAAACCAATCAGGATGATTGATAGCCGGCCCAGTTAAATTCCATATTTGATAAGTAACAGCAAGATCAGTATCTTGGATTACAAATTTATCATCTACACTCATTAATTTAAGAAAATTATGAGCATCGAATCCATCAGTTGTTAACCAATCAAATATCAAAGTTGTTGCAAGATTTTGAGTTACATTATTCCATCGAATTTTACCCGTGCCCGGATCACTTGGAGTTGTAGCTGTAGTGTCGGCACGATAATGGAGTGCTTCCGCTCCCGAACTAGGACTAGCATAAATAGCCCAACTAACTCCATCACTTCTTTCCAATACAAGTGTATCAGTTGAAAAGTAAAGAGTTCCTTCCAATACATCGGTAGGCGCAGGTCTATCAGCAGCCAAGCCAAGTCGATGTATACTATGTACTTTTCTAAAATCTTGTGGAGCTAATGTCATACTGGAACCTGCACGATAATACATTCACCTGCTGCAAATATCAAATCTGCTGCTATCAAATCACCATCTGACAATGGACAATCATAATAAGCACCACCAGCAATAGCTGATATAGTTCTTTGATTTGGAATCGTATCATTAAATGCAATTCCTGCGCCCGCAAGCAATTGAACTGAATTCGGTAATACTACTACTTCATTGAATTTAGTATGATATGATGCTAATTTAGAAGCTGTAGTAGAACCAGCTCCATCAGGACTTAATTTCTCTAATTCTTCATTTATATCTCCTTGAAGTTGAGTTAATCTATCAACTAAAACTGCAACAGTCTGATATAATGCATTATCTGTCTTTTTTGATTGAGACAGAACTCCCTTAAGATCGGCAAATTGTGGTTGTTTCTTCTTAGGTCTAAATGACATTTAAGACCCCGGATAACTCGTGAAAACTTCCTTCTGGAAGATGATAATTCGATTAATTCTAAACACTTCATCCATTTCAGTAGTTTTTAATTCAAATGATGCACGCTGCTCTGTGAAATTGACGATGCGCGTCGGTATGATTCTAGCTGTTTGAGCCATAGTAAACGGAACTAATGTCTTACTTCTTACATCATCAAGTGAAAATACAGACATTTTCAAATTTCCCGTGCCATTCAGTCGAATACGAATAGCAGCGAAATGAGATATGTTTTCGCCTGATGATTGTTCACTGATAGCCGCGCCTTTACCCATTTCACTCCCCTAAAAGAGCTGTCTTAATCGTAGGATTGGGTATTTTTCTCTCATTATCATTATAGTAGCTATCATGTTTAGTTGCCTTATTTGGATTAATAAAATATATTCCACTTAAATCAGGTAATCCCGTCATCATTTCTATAGATAATTGACTTATATTTGGTTCACTTCCACCACCATACGGAGGTAATGCTACTGTCGTAGTAGTTAATGGACATGATTCTGGTACTCCAAACATTTTAGCAGGCAATACAGTAACATCATTAATAGTATAACCAGTACCAGTAGTATGCATAGTAACTAATGAATATCGAACATTACCATATATATCCCATGTAGCGAATACCGATTGAAATTCAATATCATATGACCATTCTATAATCGTACGAAAAGTTGTAAATGTAGTTATACCTAATTTTGTAACAGCAGCAGTTATAGATGGCCCATAACCAATTCGATTTACATCTTCATTATCTGAAATCATTTCACTAATTACTGAACCACTTGTATTATAATGAACAATTTTCCCTTTTTTAACAGGATTAGCAAAAGTAGCAGAATAGAGAACTGCAATGGTATCATCATCCATTACTACGAATTCTTCACCATAGAATCCATACATTTCATAATAAATGGTAGCACCACTTAGTAATTCATAAGGAATAAATGCTGCATCCAATATTGAAGTTGATTTATGAAATTTACATATTCCATCCCATGTTTTTACATAAATAATATCATTATTCACCATTGACGGATGTATAAAGTAAAGTTGAGAAACAGTTGGTACAGTCCATACAGTAGCACCAAGTACACCAGTAGAAGAAACTGTAGTTATTTTATCATCATCTGCTATATAAAAAGTATCAACACGATTAGAACTTATTGGAGCACGTAAACTATTCCTAACCAACCATGTTAAATTTGTAATTTCCTCAAAATTAGCATTAAATAATGTTAATTTAGTATAATCCGGAGATTCTGACCATAATGATATTCCACTATCTAACATTGCAGAAGATTCACCATTAGGTACAAATGAACGAATTTGAGCAACAGTTCCATCCGGCCCCACGAAAGTTGCAGGATATCCAACAGAATCATTACTAATAATTAATGATCCAGCAGGAATTCCAATATTTGGAACAGATGCAAATTTTATATCTGAAGGAACAGTTGGTGTAGCCGTGGGAGATCCAGGAAATGTATAAAAATTCTCTATTGAAATATAAACTGTTCCAGTTTTAGGAACTCCAATTGCTTGTTCAATAAAAAATTCAACTATTCCAAAATTACCTTGTTGTAAAATACCTACAGCAGGATTAGCAGGTAATTCTAGATAATATTTAATTTTAGATGTAAAATTAGAAGTTTCTTCTTTTATCCATGTGCTAAGTGCATATTCACCATTCAATGTAAACTTAAACCAAACCTTTTGGGGATTGGCTAAACCAGTTAAATCAATAGTATCCGTTAAAGGCAATAATCCAGTAAGATCATATGCCGTCGCCGGACTAGTATTCGTTGGAGGAATTGGCATTATCGTTTCATCGGAGCAAATGGATCTTTTTTAATTGCTGCACCAACATCAGTATAAACTCGAATATATTTCTGAGTTATTTCAGCATGATTAGTACCAGTAAATGTAATTACATTATATGAACTAAATGATTCAAAATTCGATTGTTCAGCCAAAACAATACTAGTTACAAATAAAATACAAGGAAACATTTGAACTTCATACACTATTCCTGTTTGAAGTACAACTGATCCCCTTTTTGGTAATAAAGTACTCATGCGTTTCCTATAGCTCCCAGAATTAATTTATTAGTTTCAATTAGAGTAATTGTAGAAATTTTAGCATCAAAATGCCACTTAGCCCATCGAATGTTCTTTGCATCCATCCCATTTCCATAATCAGCATGAAGGAGAATATGTTGATATGGTGGTGGAAGTGTCATCCAAACTTTCTTACTGAGTGAATCATTTGCTAATTGAACATATCTAAAATCATTGCGTACTAATGACATCCAAAAATCTTCAATCTTCCATGACATTTCTGGACGTGCATACGTACCATTGAAAATCATTAATCCAGACCAATCAGCGATGAGGAGGAAATCGACATTAACACCACCAGAATCAAGAACTGTAGCAACACCATGAACAGGAGCACCCACACCCAAGTCGATAACTTCTTCAGTCCATGATGAAGGTTCTTCCTGATTGTCGGAATATCCATAGGTTCTAGTTTTCTTAAATGCATACAGAATATCTCGAAATTCTGATGCATTAGTAACTGAATTACCATCAAGTGGTGTAATAATTAATCCTTCAATTTTACTAATAGCTTCAGGTTCACCGGGCCAACTAATTCTCAAAAGAGAACGATTATCAGTAATTCCAGTTGGTAAATCTTCTAGTGTTTCAGTTGTACCATATTCACCACCTATCACAAGTCTTGAATGATAAGTAGTAAGACATACACCAGATGGAATTTCACTGAAATTGTCGATTAAATGTGATGCATCATCTAAAAGATCAGCATCAAAATATTCCACTACTTTTGTAGTATCTACATTATTATCAATATTTCCTTCTGGAATGAAATAGAATTGATAACCATCCTGATCATCATTGTATTCAGGAATCCATTTAGTCGAAACTAGATGCCTCTTTTTAACATAAGAATCCGGTGAAACAGGAATATTGCTAACTAAAATCTTCTTATCACCATCAAATTCTAATGAACCAAATGTTGCCGGCCCAAGTGCTGTCAAATAACCAGTATCAGTTTCATATACTACTGCGATAAGATGAAATCCGGTATCAGTTCTACCAGCTACATCATGCGCAACAGCTAATGCACCACCAACAGGAGCCGGCCCCGCAGCCTTTCTAGCTGCGGTTCCATCACCTTTATAAACGTAAAGATATTCATTTTGAATTCCAAGTTCGTAGTTTGTACCCTGTGAATTAACATAAGTTTTGAATGGAGTGATATACGCACGTCCAGCTATCGCAACGAATCCGAAATCAGTCATTGTAGGAATAGTCAGTATTGGCCCGTGTACAGTAGATGGCCCAACACAATGATAAATAGAACCACCCTCAACTAGAACTAAAAGTGATTGACCAGTTTGCATTACATAATCATATAATCGAACTATTTTACCTAATGGTACAGCAATATCTTGATATTTATCAAGTGGATGACGAGTCTCTACAGCACTATTGTAATATTGAACATTATCAGCTACAATAAAATGGTCAGAAGGAGCTGATTCAGGATCACCTCTTTCCCACAAGCCATTGAAATCTTCTATCACGATAGCATCGTGATCTCGTACGCCAGGCATCACTTCACCTCAAGAACTCGTGAAATCATTTCTTTATATTCAGGTGTAGTCCAATAATGATGATCCCAACCACACATTATTGCATTTGCAAACCACGATATTGCCCATTCTTCATCTTTGAATCCTGTAATTTTACAGAATTCCTTAGCCCAAATTCGCGCATCCATTGTTTGCAATATATCAGAATTAGGCATTAGAAACCACCTCTTGCCTTATATGAGGCTCTAAATGGTCTATGACGAGTCATTATTTGCTGTCTACCTTTATTACTAATTCCGGTCATTCTTTCTACAGCTTTCTCTGCCTTATCTTCCAATTGTCCTGCTCTGCTCTCATTTTCTCCAATGAATTGAGCACATAGAGCAGCAGTCTTATAGGAGAGATATGAACGTGCATTAATAGTTCCAATTACTGACAATTCACTAGCAGCCTGCGAAATAGCCTGACGCACATATCTCAACTGAACTTCTCGTAGAGTGAGAGCACCAGACGGATTAAACTTAATTATCTGATCTTCCCATACCCAGAATAGAAGTGAATTGTTAGGTGGAAATGTCTGGAGAAATTCTCTGCGACCCAACATAATAAATGGGTCACTAGTTCCAGCCATCCTTTCGCCCACCTCTTGAATCTCAATCATGTCGATTGGATAATGAGGTAAGGTTAAATCTTCAATTGGTGTAATCCTATTTGAACCAATTGGTAAAGTTATGGCTACCGATGTTTGATTCGATGGGGATACGTTAGATTCCTCTAACAGTTCGATCAACTCATCAATAGCCATATTGAGATATGGTAACTGAGCGAGATACGTGTAATCCGTTTTGGCAGGATCATTCATTAACGCTGCCGAACGATCCATAACTTCTCCAGCCGTTAATGATGTTGTACTCATGACTATGCCAATGTAACAGTGTAGTTACCACCAGTGATGGAAAAGGTAACAGTGGTAAACGTCAAATCAAACTCTTTGATGTTATCCCCTGCCTGATTCTCAACTTCGATAAACAATCGTTTATCAATCAATTGAAAATCAATACCTTTAACATTAGGAATCACCATCGCAGTGACAGTTCTATCCGGCCCAGTTTTACCCGTAACGGTTGCTTGATGAGGCATTGTCCTATCTCCTTTTACTGAGCGAATGTGATATTGAGCTTTTTAGCCATTTCAGGATCAGCTATTGCCTTGCAAGTCTGACAAATTGGAAAATTGCTATTCCTCATTGAACCACATGCGACACAACGAACCATTTCAGCAGCTTGAATGTCACCTAACCACGGTTTACCAGTGATATTCAATTCTTTACAAGCCAAACGTGCATCATCACTAATAGAAAGGGGATTACCATTGCTGCGACTCCATAGAATATCAGCAATACGTACCAATTCGATGAACCACTTCTTTTGAGCATTTTGTGCCTTAATCAGAAGTTGCATATGGTCTTTTTTCAGTTTTTCAACTGTCCATTCCCCCGGAACATAGAACAATCCCGGCATTTGGTCAGACATATTACAAGCAAGTAGACCATTGCTATAATCACGTACGATGCTATCAGCAACTTGAATACTACTAACAGGAATTTCAAGTAAAGGCTGATTCTCATCGACTTCACGCCACCAACTACTCGGCCCAAGCACTAGAATTGATGGATTTTCAAATGTTCCGGGCTTAATTTCAAATATTCCAGGTTGAATCGTTGCTTTTCTCTCTGAAATGGACTTAGGTAGTATGGACACAACAGTACTCTTGTCCATAGGATTAATAGCCGCACGAATTGTACGTCTATTAGGATTAGAGATGCCAGGAAATTCACCTACTTGCATGATTAACTCTCACTTTTGAAATTGGAGGGTACGACAACCCCCTCTTTGTATGCTAATGCATCTGTTGTGTCGTTCTCATTACCAAATAATTCCTCACATAGTTCAGTTATTCGCATTTCTTTACCTTCGATCGTCGTGTTTTTTTCATCGTCGACGTATTTTGCCATTGACTTTTTACCAAGGGCTGCATATAGGGTATCAATGATGAATTTAGTAGCTGACCAAAGTGGTGGCAGGGGTCTATTATCGTTATCTCTATACGCCCATACGGGTTCATAAGAGAGTTTAGACACTGGAAGCTCTCGTTGATTGATATCTGGTACCACAACAAGTCTTTCGAGTACATAAAGATCCTTAAGATATGGATATTTACGCATTTCACGCACTTCTGGATACATCAAATGAATGCCTTCAGGTGTATGATCTGTAAGCCGTTTCTCTAGCTCATCATTAGCCCAAGTGATTCTGAACATGGGCCGACCCGTATCGGAATCTAGTCCGAAATGGTCTATAAGACGCTGATTTAGAACTTCTATTCTTTCCATAAAAAATGTGGGGTATGTTGGGAGTTCATACCCCACCCAAGGGAACACCTACACGCCGCTGTTGATCACCCACTTACCGAGAGAACGAACATATACAAGGAACACAGCCCTATTCACGGCAGCAGTAATGCCAACGAGAATATTACCTGATGTTCCAAGCACAAGACCAGTAGTTGGAACCAATACAAGGAAACCACCAAATCCCCCACCAAAATTGGGAATAATAGTGTTAACTTGTGTAGCACCCGTCACAATTACAATATCAGTTTTAGCTGAAATTGAAGCTGCTGACGCTACTGTAGATTCACTGAGTTTACTAGTAGATCCTGGTATCATACCTCCACCTCCTAATGACTACCAGTTAACCTACAGGAACGTAGCGTTGTGTAGCTGGATTGAATACCAGCAATAGAATTTGACCTGCTACTGTAGCAGTAGTAGTCAAAATGCCACCAACACCAGTAGTAGCTGTAACACCAGCAGTTCCAGCAAACTGAACTGCCAGCATATGAAGATGTGAAACTGGTGGAGTGATAATTGTTACCGCCACATTTCCTGTCAATACAGTCAGGAAACTAACAGGAGCAATAGTAGCCGCAGACGCCAAAGTAACAGGCGAACCGAGACCGTAGGGAGTTAGATTTGACCAATCGGATGCTGTAATAGGCATTATAATCTCCTAGTATCCAACTGGAACTGCGAGGTTATCAATGTATGAGCAGGCAGCCGGATTGCTAACGAACGTCTGCATACCCACAACCATATAGAAAATCTCAGCCGCAGCTACGCCACCTGACGCACCACGAATCTCGAAGATTTTCCTACCATCAGTAGTGTAGAAGCCGATTGGAAGAATTTCACCACGGCCCCACACTTCATCCAGAATGAAGTCGATGCGCGTCTTATCCCAGTTATAAGACGGCTTAACTCCTGCTCCAGCAAGTTGCATGTTGGATCCAAAATACATATTCAGAGACTCTTCCTTAGCAGTCTTTTGAATGATGGAAACCAACTGTCCGATTTCTTCATATGCCTGCATCTGGCAAGGATGGAGCCATGCAGTAGGATTGAAATTATTCTCAATTCCAACCCTGTTACCAATCTTGTTTACGGCAAGACGTGGTAGAGGAAGTGTCAATGCTGTACTTGCAGCATTAACACGGTTTGCACGAATTTCAGGAGTAGTACTACGGCTAAAGCCAAGCCAAGTACCAGCACTTGCATTGGAATGATGATAAGGTACACCAAACAATGCAGGGAGTGATGCAGGTGCAGAAATACCATTGGTCACAATCTTATCTGTGGGTGCAACGGCTGGAATTTGTGGAGTGATGGAAATAGTCTTATTCTCCACATCCCACTGAGTGATTTTACCTGATCCACGATTGATAGCAAGAGCAGCATCCCACACTTGAACGGTCTGGTCATAGCGCATGAGACGCGCACCAAATCCATCAGTGGTGAGTGTGATGACATTCGAGCCACCAGCAGGAGTATCAGTAGTAACGGTGCCAATGACACCATCACCAGTCTGCATCATCTGACTATCGAGCTGACGCCTCATCTCATCAAGAGCTGTGGCAGTCAATCTACGGACTGAATTGACGATAGCTTTGCGCGCATCGTCAGTAGCCCACTGTGTGAGTTTGGTGTATTCAATGTTCTCTGACAAGAATACACAGTTGAGCACAGCTTTATCGAAAGTTGGCCCACCACCACGTCCCAAATCTCCACCATCAGGATTGAAATACTGGAATGAGCCACCGGGCCTCAATTCCAATGGTACTCTCATCTGACGGTGTGAGATTTTCTCTACGTCACGCTTCTTGATATTGGCGTAGAATTTATCATCACGTTCAAACAACACACGAACTTTTGGAATTACTTTTTCCAGTTCAAGTGCTGCCACCTGAGATTCTGTTACAGCCATTCGGTTTACCCCTTATTGAGGAAATCTAGTGTAGACATACCTTTTGGTATATCTGCTGCCTTGCTAATTCTTCCACTAGAAGGGGAAGTGGATTTCCCAGGTGTAATTGGGCCTTTCTTGGAGGCCGATCCATTCAATATTACTTCGTCCTTATCACTACTAGCCTTACGTGACGTACCTTTCAAAGCATCGTTACGGGCCTTTTTAATAACTGAAGGCAACAGTGTTTTAGCTTTTGAAAGATACGCAGCTTTAATCCTATCTGTGGATTCTTTATCGAATCCCTTTTGAAATGCTTTCTCCCACAATTTGTCTAACAAACCAACAAATCGCGCATCCTTACCAATCAAACTCTCTAAGTTTTCCTTAGCATCCTGAACTGCTTTACCTCTAACATAATCAGACATAGACCCATTTGGATCAATATGCTGATCAATAGTAGATTTCAATACGTTATCAGCCTTAGTTTGAAGTGTATCACGAGTTTGTTCAAATACACCCATTACACGTTGCTGATGTTCGTATTGTTGTCTGTTATCTCTTTCCGTTTCATCCGGATTCGGTTGTTTAGACAGAGGTTGATGTGGAACAAAATTCTGTGAACCAAATACAAATTGATTCAGAATATTAGCTGCTGCTGTTAAAGGCGCACCTTGTTCCCCTAATGCTTTACCCTCACGTACCATCGTGATGATTGTATCTTTTACAACACCACCTAATACGTGGAAATATGCTTGCTGATCTACTTTCTTTAATGCTGGAAGATAATTATCAGCTAACTTATAAAATGCTTCCTGATTTTCAGCTTTAGTAGCTGCCAATACATTCGAGATATCACCACTCATGATATCACTATCGAGACGATCTATTATCTTTGCCTTCTCTACGGCAAGTTTAGCATCCTGAATTGTAGGCAATAATTCAGTAAACTGCTGTTCGCGATAATATGCCTTTTCAAGATATGGAAAATCCTTAAATAGTTTAGGATATTTAGCTAGAATTTCCTTACGTCGTACAGGCGTAGTTAATTCTAAATCTTCTTCAGTCGGCCCTTTTAATTCCTCTTCTATTTCTTTTAATTCTTCGTCTACTTCTTCCGTCTCTTCATCTTTTTCTTCTTCTTTATCTTCTTCTGGTTCTTCCTCTATAGTACCTTTATCAGTTTTACCAATTTCAAGTATTTCCTCTGGTTCTGGCTCATCCTCTATATTCAATAATTCAAAGGTATCCCCTTCTGATTCACTACCACCAGATCCACTATCTTCAGGCATAAACAAGTTATTGAATAGTAGGTGCATTTTGTCCTTCGTTCATTTGAACCCCAGCGTTAGCTTGAGGTTGTTTTTTGGGATCTTTTCCCTCGCCCGTAGGTGGAGATGCCTCAGATCCCGGTGGAGGCATCATACCTGCTTGTGCTTCTTCCATCTGCTTCTGGAATATAATGTCCAGATGCGCTTTCATGTGAAGCAGCACGTTTTTGTACCCATTTGGATTCTCTAGTTTAGCGAGCCGACCCGCATCAGATACAAGCCATCGACGACAAATATCAGATTCAAATTCATGATTATCCACATCCATATCAACACCTACAGAGGGTACTTCTGTTGGTTGTGGAGGTGGTTGACCCATCATCATAGCCTGTTGTTCCATCATTGGATCAACGGGTTGCATGATAGGTTCTGAATTTACAAGTTGTTGAATTTCTTCATTTTGTTTCTGTCTATCATCTTCAAATGGAATAGTAAAATCAGTCAATCCAATAGCTCGTTTCAAGTATGGAATGTTATCAGGAGACATTAAAGTTCCCATTAACATTTCATTGTTAGATTTCAAAATTTCCATCACAGAATCCTTTTGTTGATTCCATGTGATAGGTAGATTTTCATTAGCTTCTAATTCAATTGAACCTATTTTACCTTCTAGTTCAGCTCTACGAATGAATACATTAACAAAATTACCAAATTCATCCTTCTTAACTTGTTTCTCATCATCCTTAAATTCTTTGATATACATGGGAATCACTTTTCCAAATATATCTTTCCACCACATAGTCAACATCTTCCATTGAGTCTGAAGGCGCTGAAGCGCCTGATTCTTACTCATACTGTATTCGGATGCAGTACGAGAACCAGCCATTTGTCCACCAAATAAACTAGGTAGAGCACCTGATACCATCTGCCCCATTTCTTGGATCTTCTGAGCAAATGGTAACACTTCTTGACTAAGTGTAGCAGTCTTTACCTCGTAAAATCCTTCCGAAAGGGGTTTGCCGCTTTTAGGAGTAGCAGGGTAGATTCCTCCCGGTATAACCTCACTATTACGATACGAATTAAAGTTAAGAACCTTAGGATCGGCGAATGTTTGTGGTATACCATGTTCCACCGTCTGCAATGTCAGACTCACTAAATCATTAGTGATATCTTGAATAGAAGTCAACATGAGACCGATTGGATCAAAGTGAATATAATCACTGAGTGGATTATACGTAAGAGTCCAATGATCGTCCAATGCCTCATTTTCGGCATGTGCAACACAATCATTGACCACACAAACCTTCACTCCGTCAGGATAATATTTCTTTAATTCCTCTACTTCTTCCTTATCTTGGAGCACGTTATATGCACAAGGTCTGAGCCAGAAATTTCTGACTGTAACATTGTTGATTGGTTGTTCTCCATGATACTGGGGACTGGTACGCCCCCATTGTTCGTATAAATCATAATTAGCTGATCCGGGTTTCGCCAATTTATCTTTAAGATCTGGATACTTTTCAAGGACATTTGCGAAGTGTGTCTCGTATGAATAGCCTAAATAAGAACATTCAGCCTGATTACGTGCCCATACTGGAACTTTAACAAATAATCCACCATAGACTTCCATGCAGATACGAGTCTTAGGATTCTTCGTGACTCCAGTTAATCTCGTGATAGTGAATGATTGTTGTGATTTCTGTGGGATTACCTGTTTACCACATGATTCACATAATTCATGTTCAAAAGATGGGCCTTCAGGCATGAATTCATCAGAATTCTCTAATTCTTCTTGTTCTTGAAGTTGAGCTTGATACTGATCTTCTGGAATAGGATTAACTATCTCGTCTCCCATCTCAGCTTGACAAAATGGGCACGTAGTAATCTCATGATCTTCCTGAGTTTCTTCATACTGTTTCTCATCATACGTACCATATGCTTTATCCTCTTTAGGATAAGTATACATTGCAGTCATGCCTTCAGTTACATAAATGAAAAGAGCATGAATCCAAAGTAATGGGACATTATTATGTCGGAATACCAACTCTGCAATCTTGTCTCCTGCTTTAGCAGTAGTAACATCCAAAGGATTATCTGCGTCATCAGGATAGCAAGTAATAGGGGGGACAGTAACAGAAAGAGCAGCAATAATAGATTCCAGATAAGCTCTAAAGAGGTTAACTGGTTTGTCGTAATAACCTTGATCTGAGTCCTCACCAACTCTTTCAGTTTCAGGAATACGCCAATCATGTGCAACCTCACTATAATACGTGTGTTGGACGTTTTCCCATAATAATTTCAATCGACGCCATTGACGGATTTGACGATCACGTACACTTCTATCCTCTTCGTCGAAATGATCGACGATATGCTTTAGAAGTTTCTTGTGTTCGTCAGATAGTTCTTTCATTAGTATCTACCTACAAAACTAGGTGCTAAACCACGCGCCTTCATCTTACCTTGTTGCATTGCTGCTCTGAGATTAGGATTTCTATAATTGAAATCTCCAAAACTACCAGGTTGATCACCACCATATACACCAGGGCCAAATGTACCTTCTGGCCCGCCTCCACCACCATGCATAGCAGGTATAGCAGCTAATGCTGGTGTAGCTCCTAATGCTGTCAATGCAAGTTTTTTAGCTAAACCAGTTTGACCAGCAGTTTTAGCTGCTGTTCCAAGATGTTCCAATGCGCCACCACCAAGTTTACCTAATCTGTCAGATATACCTGTTGTAGCATCTTTGACGTATTTAGTTGGATCTGATGGGCCTATTTTACCTTTCACTAATCCACCTAATTTACCTGATGCATATCCAGTAGCTCCACCTACTGCACCCGATATAGCCGCATCCTTCCAACTACCACCTTCCAATTTCTTAGATAATGCAGATGTACCCGCACCAATAGCCATTGATGCGAGTGGCCCAACACCTGGAATAAATCCAGCAGCTATAGGTGCTACCTTAAGCGCGCCTTTACCTAATTTCGACCAAAAGGACATACATCACCTAAATAAAAAATATGTCATTCTAAGATAAAATGACGAAGCTCCTGTAACACCACCACCACTTTCAATTATTCTCACATTAGTCATTGGTTTTGCAGTATTAATTGATTGAGTTGAAACAGTAGTATTAGGATCACCCATTCTAGTTATAGTATTTTGAAGTAATCCTGCTGGTGCAAATGTAACCAATGTAATTTGATTACCAGTAATAGGTTGTGTGAATACAATACTGATATTAGCTCCCGCTGCATTTCCTCCAATAGTTTGAAGTGAACAATCTAACAATTGATAAATGTATCCAACAGGTTTCAGAAGTTCATATCCAGAAGGTGTAATAAATGATGCTGGAATATTTCCAGCATAACTAAATACTACACCAGTAGGCCCTTGTACACCCTGTTGGATAGATTTAAGTATTGCCGCAACATTTCGATTATCAAAACCATGCATTATATCACCTAATAATAACTTATCTTGAATACAGAAAAATCCAAACTTACTATAAACGAAGAAGCTCCAGTAATAGCACCGCCACTTGAAGCTACTTTAACTGATGTATTTTCATAACTAGTACTATATAGTGAAGATGTTACAAGAGCATTAGGCGCACCTACTCTAAGTAAAGAATTTTGAAGTAATCCAGCCGGAAGAAATGTGACAATAGTATAAGGATTTGGATTTGCTGAAGTTATTATAAGATTACCACCTGCTGCATTTCCACCTAATGTTAAAATCTTACAATCTGTAATCTGATAACGATAGGGAATAGGTTTTAGAAGTTCATATCCTTCCGCAGTAACAAAACTTGCGGGAACATTTGAAGTTACATTAAATGAAATATATGCAAGACCCGCACCCAGTACTGCTTGAATTTCTTTTTGAATCGCAACTACATTACGAGTAGAAAAATGTTGAGGCATTGTTTTATCTTAATGGAATGTCTGCGATTCCGAAAGCCCTCATCAAGTAGAGGATCAAAACAATAGCAACAATCACATATATCACATTCTTGAAGATAGGGGGCATAGGTATATATGTAGTGATTGCCCATACGAGGAACCCGACGAGTGCGAGAGTGAGGATGAGAGTGATCATTTAACACCAACCTCTTTCTCCAGATCTTCGATTTCCTTCATCTTATCTTTCAATAATGCAGCTTGTTTTCTATCTTCAGCTTCAAGCATTTGTTGTCTTACGCGCCACGGTGTATACTGTGGTTTGATGGGCTGATATTCTTCTACTGGAGTAATAGTAGGTGGTTCGATCTTATCTCTGTCCAGAAGTCTGTTTAACAGATCCTTTCGCTCCCGGCTACTCTCATCGAGTTGCGCGCGAAGAATCTCACATGCTTCACAATGACGCGGATCAAGTCCGAACCACCTACGTATTACTTCATTAATTATCATAATTCTCTACTAGTGGAAATTCTTTCATTGATTTTTCTTTTCTATGCCATCCACCATCAGGACAACACAAGTATTCCCATGTACCGCCGCGCATTCGACGATACCATTTCATCCAACCAAATAGATGATCAAAGAGTATCATAATATTAAATTCGGATTATCACATTCGTAAGTAGCAACAAATTTTACATACAAAGCTGCTGGTTTGAATTGAACACTAGGTAAAATTCTAATTTGTGCTTGACAGGGAAAATCAATAGGATCTTCTTCACCCATTATTTCAACCGATGCTGCCGCAGCCGTAGCATTAGAAACTACACCAAAATTCATAGATTTATAAAGAAGATTGAAATTTTTAACAGGTGCTTTTATGAATATACTACTCGTAAGTGCTCCCGAAAAAGAAGAACTGCCACCAATATCAACAACCCAAATTATAGTATTACCAATCCGGCAATATCTATTTGTTATAATATCTGTTTTAATAATAGTCCATGTAGAAGTAACTGCATTAAAATTACTAGCTAGAAATGGAATATTTCTCCATATACCAGCTTCTTTAGCTGATGCCCATACATTACCTTTACCGAACTGTTCAACGCCCACTAGTGTCTATACCTTCCAACTGGTTTAATGTTATCATCTGATTCATGTTCTATCTTTTCCATATTGCGATAGAATGCAGTCCAATCATTTGATGAATTTAGCATATTAACAAATGATTCCTGCTTTTCGATGCGTTTGAATTCTTGGTTACTCTCATCAAAAAATCCTTCAGCCGCATCTACGAGATATCTCAAACCATCTAATGGATCGTCTCCATCGAATTCTGCAATGTCCTCTGCAACTTTGTTCTTCTTGGGTTTGTCATAAGAAGCAGCTTTGATTGCGCCGATGAGTACAGGACACGCGTCTTGAAATATTTGCAATTTGGGTATATTCGTCTCTTCAATTTGAGGATCAAATGATTTGAGATAACTCTTGTATTCATTTACTCCTCTATTGCGAAGTAACCACATTGCATGTTCTTCATTGTAAACCATTTCCTCTGCTGGAAAGATATGCTTCTGTTTCCATCTCAAATATTCATGAATAAGAGATTTACCAGCCACACGACTACCAGGAGAATTGTCAGAAAGTTCAATAGGACATCCCAATTCATTTTCAAGTTGTTGTTGGATTGTATGTTCTTGTCCTCTATCCTGTCCTGCTGATTTACAGAATCTAATAAGACGGGGATGCTCCCTATCAATATATTGTTTAACGTGAGGTGCCCATTCTGCGATCTTTGTTTTGATCCAGTGTTGTTCACGATAGATATACACGCGTCTAGTTGGACTGATTGCAGCATATCCAATCCATGTCATTGCAGCGAATCCCCAATCACCGATTACAATCTTAGGCCACCATTCAGGTATCTCAAATGGTTCGCATGTATGCACGGCATTCTCTGGTTCGTCAATAATATGCCTGTCTCGAAACTCTGTAAAGACTTGACCTAGATAACTGTCAAAATCTCCGTAAAGTTTAGCATTCTTCTCTGCCTCTGGTAGAGCTTCGAGACTTCTCTTATAAGTAGGATCGATATAAGGATTATCTGCCTGCGTAGCAAAAATCATTATTCGCTTGTTTCCACCCTTGCCGATAAGAATCTTTCCACCCTCTTTGTGGGGTTTAACAAATCTGTTATTAACCCATGTATGACCGATACCACCAGGCATACCAGCAGTCCGAATAATAGCGGGTAGATTTGGATCTCCTGTACGAACACGAGTAAAACCAATATATAAATACATGAATTCTGTAAAAGACGTAATCTCATCAGGGGTGAAGAGATTGATTTCCATAGAATCGTATTGGTGTACATCATCCTCATTCTCACAATGACCTAACATGATCATCGCTCCACTAGGGAACGTCCATATCATTTCAGTCTTATTGAATGTGGCTCCAAACTTTGCATACAATTCCTTTGAACGAGGTACAATTTCATTTCGTAGTTCAGGGAATGTTCTTCTAAGAAATACTTGCTTGAATTTAGGATTCTCATGCCATCTATGTACAATTGCATAATAGAGGAGCAAGTTAGATTTACCTGAACCTGCTCCTCCAAGGAATGCAGCTTCCTTCACCGATGGTGGTACCGCTAAAAACTGCTCCTGTTTAGGAGACGGTTTCCACTCGTTAGAAGCCATTACATGCGTCCATAACCACGATTCAGTGGTTCACGCCAGAAATCAGGCATTCTACCCTGTGGTGGTTGATCTGGTGGTTGCTGCTGACTATATTGCTGTTGCAACATTTGCTGCATACCACCTAATGATGGGCCTACTCCACCTACTTCTTTCTCTTTCATTCCACCCATATATCCACCACCTGGAACTTGTGACATATCAAATTGTCCAGGCATCATTGGTGGTGATTGCATAGGTGATTTGATTTTTTCCATCATTCCACCCATAGCAGGTTGTGATGGCCCAATTCCCTGTGGTTGTGGTTGTTGCTGTGGTTGACGCATTCCAAGAGTGTTACCAATCTGTTTCAATCCCGGTGCATTCATTGGATTGAATTTACTTTGGTTACTGAATACATTACTCAATCCACGACCAAATGATCCAAACATATATTATCCTTTAGTCTCGTCATCTGCTACAACGACTGATGGAGTAGGCATTACATCGACTGGAACACCAAGGGCTTCACACCATTCAGGTCTATGTTTCAGAGTTGCTTGGTTAAGACCGAGTGGTTTCTTCTCTGGCCCCATATATGCAGAATGAAATACACGCGCCGACCATACAGTCACATCGAAATCTGCTGCTTGTGGCCTACGACCATAATCGTATGCTAGAACATTCTTCAATGCTTGGAATGAATTCTCATCATACGGCATCCACGGTACGCTATCTCCAGTACCACCGCCACCACTATCGCCGTGCCAAATATCAGCAGCCGTATAACGAGGTTCATCTACACCCCAATTTACTTTAGGTGGATTAGCCGGATCTGTACTCTCTGCCGCGCCAATGATATCGACTGCCTGATACAAACTATTTGTAGGAGATGCAGGTTCAGCATAAAGGAATGCATCAATAGCATGTCCATTATACTGTGTTTGACCTGGATTCTTCTTTAGATTTTCAACTTTAGGGTAGAGTTCCTTAGCTGATTCGATCCACGCTTCTGTATATTCACCACATCCCTGTTGTGATGTGAGATCATACCGATGCGCGTTAGCTGTCCAGAACTCATTGTTAAACGTCTGAAGGGCTGCCGGGATAGCCATAATTTATTTATCCTTCTTTTCTTCTTTAGTTGTCGGTTTAGCTGGAGTAAATACTGGTGGAGGTGGAGCTGATAGGACAGCCGCGCCAGTGAATGCAAAATTCATAGCATTCGACAGCACACCATCTTTACTGAGTACTGCGACTGGAACTGTAGATGGTACAGTTACAGTAGACATATTCACACCAGTCTTAACTTGAGTAGCTGATACATATGTGGTTGGTTCCGCTCCACCATTGAAATAGATCACTGATTCAGCAGTGAATCCCGAACCATTGACTAGCAGATCGAAATTCGGTGATCCAATAACTGCTGATGCAGGAGTCAAACCTGTAACTGCTGGAGCTACTACACTTCCTCCAGTGAGGATTTTAGTGATAGCCCTATATGCCTTATCTGCGAATTGTTCATCAGATGCAGCGATACTAAGTACTTCACGTACATACATCTTCTGTTCTTCTGTTACTAGAAGTGGTGGACTAGATCGAAGTACTGGACTGAATGGATCTTGATAGAGAACTGGAACTGGCATTGTATTCTACCTTTCATCTAGCTGCATAATGTGTAGATATTTCTGTAGGTGATAGGGCGCGGGGGTAGATGGCGATGTCATCCAGACCACCGTTGAGAAACAGGGACTGCCACGCTATCGCGCCCATCTCCAGCGGCAGGGTTGTGCCGATCAACGGACTGGGCAGGGCTGCACTAAAGGCGCGAGGCGCACCGTCTATATAGGGCGTGACGGTGGTGCCGTTCACCGTGACCACCAAATAGTGCCAGACCCCAGACGAGAGCGCATCTCCTTCCGGCATGGTGAGGTTGGTCGCCACTGCTGCCCCGTCATATGACCGAAACGTCAGCGTCCCATTGGGGACAATAAAAACGGCAACATAGTTATTGGCCCCCAGAGTGGGTGCGCCCACGGTATTCATCAGGGTGTGATACCCCGACGCCGTGAACCGCAACCACCCTTCCACCGTCCATGGCGCGGCTGGCAAAACCACATTCGCTGCCGTCACAATCTTCCCTGTTACACCATCAAATATCATAGCTGTATTACCAACTATTGCACCAGGTTGATTTAATGTAACACCACCTGATATAGTTCCATTAGCTCCGCCAATTAAATCCTTGGCTACTAATCCACTAGTTTCATCTAATTGCCAATAATTTGATGGGCCTGATGCAGCTATAGAAGCAGAATATGATCCCTTAGCGAATTGACCTTTCATTTTAATCTTAACAGCTTGAATAGTTGTATTTCCAGTAGCACATTTCACATGACTCTGTACTTTAGATCCACCATGATATATTCCTGCTGCTGATCCGGCCCAATCAGTGAATGGGCCTCCTAATGCTGTAGCTCGTTGAAGTGTAACCCCACCCGTCACAATACACGGACTAGCAGGCAGAGCATATACTATGTTCTGCAAGATAGGTGTGACCGGGCCGGGTGAGATTAACACAGTTGGCATTACTAGACTTTCTTATTACGACGGATACGCGCCAATGCGAGTAATCCACTTCCTAACAATAGAAGTGAAGCAGGTTCAGGAACTGGAGTAGCTGAGAAATTACCCGCTACATTCGATGTGAAATCACCGAATGAATTGTTATTGATTGAAATAGCAGCATTAGTGAATGCTAATGCCATTCCGGTTGGATCGCCAAGAGGCATACCAGCTACATCACTAGTGAATAACAATGATAGAGGAGGTTGAGTAGCTCCCAAGATTAGAGTGGAACCACCATCTACTCCAAGTGATACACCGGCGAAATCACCTGATAGATAGTTAAACCCGCCTCCGCTAAGGATGGAAAAGGATCCATCGTATGGTTGTGTCCACAAGTTACCACTGACATTGGTGGCTGCTGCTGTACTGACTGCATTGAATGTGAACAATGCTGGAGTACTGACTCCTACTTCATTCAAAGTAGTAATAACTACGGGTACATCCAATCCAGTGATTGTAGTTATGCCACCTACTTCATCACCAGTGATTGTATTCGCGCCAAGTGATTGACCGAACACATTGATTGTAGCTGCATACACTGGTGATACGCAGAACAGAAGTATTGAGAGAGCCAGGATTGAGATGCGCGTCATCATATGGGGTTATTCCTCGATTACGTTGATTGTCTCGAATGATTCTTCTTTACGAAACTGTGGTGCGTACACAATGAACTGAGTTACTGGTTGCCCATCATTGGTGGGTAGAACTTTCTCAGGTTCAAGATTCTTGATGATGACTGACATATCCTTCGCTATACCTGCCAAATCTTTAGCATCCGTGTAATCTAATTTGTCTTGACTGATTGCACCTAAACTAGCGTTTAGGGTTTTACTAGCTCTTTTAATAGCGCGTTCGCGGGAGCGTGAGATGTGGGTAGAAATTGAGGAAGAAGGTATATCGTAGGACTTAGTTGATGTAGCACCGTTTGCATATGCGGATACGGAGGATGGACTGATACCAAACATACCAGCTAATCCGAGAGCTGATTTACGTCCGTTAAGTACTGCTTCCTCTCCTATGATCTGGCGGAGAGAATCAGGCACATTTACATCGCCTTCATTGCGTCCTTTAGATGGCTTCTCTATTATGACTACTTCAGTAGATGGAACCACTTTAGAACCAGAGAGTTTCTCTAGTTCTTGAGCGAAATCATCGTCTGAGACTACACCTATAGGCATATACCACCTAAATATATGTATTAAGTTTTGTGGGAATGGACGGAACTCGCCGTCAAGGGGATTTTACCTGACTTGTCGGAACAAAGTCAAGGACTTTAACTCCTTTCTTTTCTGCAACTTACCGGGATATGGAACCACTTTCCCTTACCTCCTCTTTATATATTTTCTCTATGTAGAAAAGAAGTATCAGATTCGATTTGGATCCTCCGCCCACTCTCATGTAATGTATAAATATACACAAGGGTATACACCCATCGGGCTACGAGTGTATAAATATACACTCGATGCATACATATACATGCATATAGCTCATAGCTTCCATCGAAAGATTGTATGTGAAACATGTAGATAGTCCTTGCACCACACCTCAGTATGACCTACTATAGACAAGTCGCTAGTCGATGCAAGTAGCCGCAAGGCGAAACCGGAACACTAGTTGACCCTATCGAGGTCTGAAGCGCGGCCTCATCGTGAATACGGCAATGGTGCCGTAGAGTGTAAGTGAAAGTGGTTCATTGAAAACTAAAACAGTGAAAGGCGTAGCACGTAGCGCCTACGGTAAGCTCCTGCATCTGCTGGAAGTCGTAGCAGGTAAGGAAAAGCTCACCAAAGGCGCGGAGCTTCCATTCTCCGGTGTCGCTCAAGTGTTCGAGACACCGGCAGAAGTCAAGTCGGCGGGTAAGTGGCCGTCTGAAGATGACATCGTGAAGTTTGTCAACAGAGATGTCATCTCTGCGGCGCGTAACAAGGCACAGACAGTGGCGTTCGATAACGCTGGCATTGTCAAGCCTACCATTGAAAACGACCCTGAAAAGCGGTTGTCCGATATGGTGAAACTTCTGAAGGCTGCGGGTCAGCCGGAAGATGAGGCTATCGTTAACGCTCGTATCATGCTGAAGATGGATGATACGGACGACGAATCGGACGACCAGTAAAAGGTATGGGGCAGGTTATGAGACTGCCCCATAACTCATTTCACAATGACCTAGATACCTGGCCCAGAGCTACTACAGTTCTGGGCCTTTTCCTTTTGTGCATAAATCCCATGATACCTGTGCGTAGTTGGCTGCGAGGACGCAGCCTGTGCCTACCTGTGCGTTCACTTTATAATATAAAGTTCTTTATCCGGCAAAGTGCGCCGGTATCACTACCTGTGCGGCGTGTCAACAACAAAGTTCTTTGAAACGCAAAGTCCGCCTGATCTACATGTAGTTTCTATATAATATAGGTAGAGAGGGGGAGAGGGAGCCTGCCACCCAGTAGTGTCCCCTTTAGGCTACACTTCCGCTTCGCTTTAGCTTTTTTCTATTCCTTTTTTTTATTTTTTTTTTTTTTAATAAATATAAAATGTAGAAAATATATGAAGCGTGTAAAAATTACACTTGACAAGTGGGATACGGGCTGGTATACTCTCCCTGTCTCCCTCCCCCTGATGGTTTATGTAGATGGTTTATGTAGAGGAGCACACAAATGGCACATAAGACAGGAAGCGTTAGACATACGCATCAATACTACAAAGCTGTTGAGAGTGGTCTATGGCATTGTAGTGGATATGATGGATGCACACACTACATGCCTAGAAATATGCCACCTCCAGTCGGCAGAATGAGTATGTGTTGGAGCTGTTTTCGAGAGTTTCAACTTGCACCATACAATATGGAAGATCATAAACCAATATGTGATGATTGTGTAGAACGAGATACACTCATCGCGGCACTAACAGCTAAGAAATTAGCTGCTGCTATAACAAATAAACCAGTTACACGAGTTAGATCTAGATTAGCTCAAATGACATTAGGTGATGAATACGCACCAACTACAGAATCCACATTACAATCTATCGAAGAAGATAAACCTGAATCTGAGGATGTGTAGATTGAATCCGGCTTGCATCGAAGTCAATTAGGACGGGTCAAGGGCGAAAAAAAGATTGATCGACCTGCATTATTTTGTTGACTCCGTTCGCAGGTAGTGTAGAATGGTTCTTGTCGGGCGGCATGACGCCGCTCCAAAGTGAGGACAGAATGAAGACTGAAACTTTCAAGGCCGAAGCGGGTTCAGGGCGTGGCAAGACGTTTGATACGCCCCTGCCATACTCCGGCGAATATCTGGTGTATGAAACTGCTGAGGAAATCAAGGCTGCAAACGATTGGCCCAGTGATGGGGATATCGTTGAGTATCGCAATACGCAGCGTAAGTTAGCTGCACGTAACAAGGCACTCAATCAGGCTCTCGATGATGCAGGTATCGAGAAGCAGACCATCGAAAACTCTGAGACTCTGCGACTCAGTGGGATGGTTAAGATTCTCGTAGCCTCAGGTATGACTGAAGATGAGGCTACCAACGTCGCTAAGACTACGCTGAACATTAGCTAGTCTACACATACGGGGCTGAGTAGAGTATATCTACCAGCCCCGTATTCATTTTCATCCCACCATATAACCTGTGCGAAACTACATATAGTAAGAGGCGAAAATTGGGCGAAGTGGCTTTCGGTCGGCTGACCTAGGGCGGCTAAGTCCTTTGTTCGCAGTCACTTAGACCCTCTTGACAAGCTCCCCGGCTCAGGTGCTACAATGGGGACGTGGCGAGCGTGTATGTAGCGACTCTCGCCGCAGACTACATGTAGAAAGCTACTAAGTGAAACTCCGTAAGGACACTAACATGACTCGTAACTACCCAATCTGCAACAATCCGCATACATGCGATTGTCTATGCAAAACTTGCATGGATGCGCGTGAGTCTGTCTGCGTAAATTGCAAGCAATACATGGTATGGTCACGTAGGTTTCGTCAATACATCTGCCTCGATTGTGAGGTAGATGATACGTCAGTCATTCTAGGTTCCGAAAGGACGTAGATAGTATTATGAAGAGATTTTATTGCAGTGAATGTAATCGAGTTAAACGGACGCAAAAGTGGCCGTTTAACATCACGAATCAAACGTCTATCAATGTGATGGATAGAATTGGTTCGTGCAACTGGCATACTAGTGGGCCACGTATTCAGCGAGTCGTATCTACTACTTCATTCAAGCGAGTGAAGCCTATTAAAGTAGTACAAACTAGGAAGCGAGCCTAACTATGATTCAGAATATCAAGGGTAAAGGCAAGCAGGGCACTTGCGAAGTTTGTGATACGCAGACTGAAGTATTCGATATGCATAACGGTAAGATGGTTATGTGTGCCGATTGTCGTGACCGTGAGAATGAAGTAATTCAGCAAAGTAAGACTGCTGATGCAGTAATTCAGCAAATGCGCGTCGTCAATACCACCACTGAGCTGAAAGCTGACCTATTCAATGCTACTGCTATTGCTATCGTTGAATTGAAAGCTGCTATCTGGGCAGATGAGTCTATCGCAGACAATAAGAAACAGTATGCGTATACTGTAGCTTGCACAGAACACTTCGAGCATGAACAGAAGTTAGTGTTTGAAGAACGCGCAGCACTATTAGCTAGGGAGAATAGCCAACGTGCATGGCAGATAGCGGCACAAACGGCTGCTGGTCAGTTGTCTATCACTGAGAAGGAACATTTCAAGAAATTGAATGTGAGCTATCAGCCGACTGTTAAGACTATCAAGCCTGCTAAGACTAAGGCTCCATCTACACGCACATACAAGGGTAGCGAATATCGTGACGCGGCTACTAAGTATAACGTGCCAGTTGAAGGCGTCAGAATGATTGCGATTCAACGTAAACTATCAGCAGATGATGCGGCGCGTATCTTTGCTGAACAGATGGCGAAAGCTAAGACTAACTAATTAACTATCCGAAAGGACATGAATTAAAATCATGACTAGAGCAGAAGCATCACAACTGTGTAGGGATACTCTACACAAGCATGGACTGACAGATTGGTCTGTTAGGCTCAATGCTAATGCAGAATCCAGATTCCTTGGACTCTGTAGCTATAAGGATAAGTGTATCATCTTATCCGCTCATCACATTGACATTCATCCTACACCTGATGTAGAGAATACTATTCTACATGAAGTGGCTCATGCACTCACGCCGGGACACGGGCATGACGAAATATGGGCTGCTAAAGCTCGTGAGATAAGATGCGATAACACTTCGCCTTGCTCCAATCTTTCACTATCACCAACAGTTATAGATGCAATTAGAAGCGGCGCAACTGTTGAGATTACATACGACGAGCAGGTAATCAGGACACCGAAATATACCATCACTAGGTTACAAGATAAATGTCCCTATTGTGGTAAAGTGGCAGTCACTAAGTCTGAGAGGACTGTAGTAAACAAGTCAGAAAATGCTCCTGACTTAAAGTTCATAAATCTTGAATGCGGGCATATGCTCGTAAAGAAGATTCCTAAAGGAACTCCATTTCATAAGTTTCAAATGGGTGGAGACCCTAATTGCGAACATAATTGGGACAAGAATAAATGTCTTAAGTGTGGTCGCTTTCGCCCATATGATTTCCAGATAGAGGGAATGAAGTTCCTCGAACGTGGGCTGGCAGTCAATAAAGGCGCGGCATCCTGCGATGAGATGGGCTTAGGTAAGACCATACAGGCAGGTGGTGTAGTATATTTCCACGAGGAATTGTGGCCTTGTCTATGGATTGTTAAGTCTGCTTTGAAATATCAGACAGCAGTATTTCTGATTAAGTGGCTTGGCAATAAGCACATTCCACAGGTTATCAATTCATCGAAGGATATTCTGATACCTGGCCTCAATCACTATATCATCGGATATGATATGTTGGTTGAGAAGTCACGTAAGCTGAAATCTGGTAAAGTTGCTACACAAGGCTTCGATATCGAGAAATTCGAGAAGCGCGGCATCAAATGTGTCGTATTAGATGAATGTCAGCAGATTAAGAATGTTGACTCAGCTCGGACACAAATGGTTCGTAAAGTAGTTAAGAACTGCAAAGTCATTCCATTGTCAGGCACTCCGTGGAATAACCGTGGTTCAGAATTATTCCCCATGTTGAATATGATGAATCCTATCACATTCAATAGTGAAGAACGATTCAAGCGTGAATGGGTAGATTATTTCTATCAGGGACAGTTTAGAAAAGAAGGTGGAATTAGACGTATTCCACAGTTCAAGGAACTCACTAAGGATATGATTATCCGTCGTGAGCGTAAGGAAGTGATGCCAGAATTGCCTAGCACTAATAGGACTAAACTCTATGTTCAGATGGATGCTACTACAGAGCAAATCTATGATGAAGCAGTAGAGGAGTTCGTTCAGTGGATGGAAGCTCAAGCTGACGAAATCTCTGGTATGTCAATTCTACCGGCGATGGCTAAGATGCGGCATCTAGTGGCAGTTGCTAAGATTCCAGCTACTAAGGAATATGTAGAGGAGTTCATCGAAGATACGGATAGGAAGATTGTTATCTTCGCGCATCACGTAGATGTTCAGGACATTCTCTACAATGATCTAAAAGCTAAATACGGGCATGAGATACCAGTATTAAAGTTTGAAGCTGGTATGGGTGATAAAATCATCCAAGTCCAAGAGGAGTTTAATAATGCTCCTAGGGCTATCATGGTAGCTAGTCAGTTGGCAGCAGGTGAGGGACTCAATCTCCAAACTTGTGCTGATTGTGTAATGCATGAGCGTCAGTGGAATCCGGGTAAAGAAGAACAATGTGAAGGTAGATTTGTTCGCATCGGTTCTACTGCAACATCTGTCAATGCAGTCTACGGACATATGCAAGGTCTAACTGCTATAGATGACACGTTAGACCAGATAGTCGAAAGGAAACGCATAGCGTTTCACAACGGCATGAACAAAGGTCAAGCACAGAAGTGGAGTGAGGACGCTATCATTAAGGAGCTAGCACAGACTATTGTGAATGCTCACAATGCAAAGAAGAATCGTAAGATTCTGGCGAGCGCCTAAATCATGGGTATCTGGATTTTCATGATTTACTGGTTTTTAGCTTGTTCTATATTAGACGACTATTTCGAGCGAAAGGGATGGAAATGAGATTCTATATACTAGACGTAGACGGTAAGACTCCTGTAGGTACAGATGATATTCATGTGTGGGCTACGTTCAAAACAAACTATGGACGTTGCCAGAAGCGTGAAACTGTAGCCGAAGGAATAGATGTGTCCACAGTATTCCTTGGCATCGACCACTCATACGTGAAAGGTGGGCCACCTATTCTATGGGAAACCATGATATTTGGTGGTAAGCATGATCAGTATCAGGATAGATACGCGACGTATGACGAGGCCATGATTGGACACGAGAAGGCTAAACGAATTGCACTCGGACTATTGGAGCCAACTAATGAAGGCGTTTAATCGAATTAATCCTCATGGCATTGCATACATGCTGCAAGAGGATGAGAATAACAGCACTCATATCTGCATGAAGCATGAGGATAAGTTCATTACGGTGAACATCCCCATCACAGACGTAATTCTAGCATGGCAGATATGGATGGCCGGCGCAATGATTCAGGATGCGTTCTATTTCTTTAGTCCTGATGAGCGTGAGTTCATTATGACTGGTATCACCACTGAGGAGTGGGATGCTATGTTTAAGAACATGAAGGAGAGCTAATGTCTCTACTCACAGGTAAACGTGAGACAGTTAGCATATTACGTGCGTGCGAGATACTAGATGTGTCTCGCCGCACTATCTACAACTGGCTCAAAGATGGGAAAATCACCGCTGTGCGAACAGCAGGTGGTTCAGTGCGCATCTACACTGATACGCTATACACTGATTTTAAGCAGAATAATAGGAAGGAAACTAATGGACGAATTAGCTAAATTACTAAAGGATATGGTTACAGACGCTCACAAGCAGGATGTAGCTTTACTAGAATTGTGTAAAGTTATCATTGACCGTCTTGTCGAGTTGGAAGCCATTGTTGATGTGATGCAGAAGGGTATGGTAATTCAGAATCAGACCATCAGGACGCATACTGATACCATGAAAGTGATACGCACCTTACTAGACACTTACACTGAAAAGAAGGTTCACTAATGGAAGTCCATGTGTATCTGCATCATAACGGCGGATTTCCCAACATTCACAAGGATGCACGTCCAGTCATTATGCCTGAGTATGTTTACATCGTAAACAACACTACAGGTGAAGATATGCGCGAATACAATGTGAAGGATATCTTTCGCATCGACACACTGATGGAAACTGAGGAGTAAAAATGATAGCTCGAACGAAAGTCGAGAAGATAGTCGGTAAACCGTTTGCCGACAAATTGGATGAACCTGTATTCAAGGTAAATAACTGGGTGTATACGCGCCGTCAGATGGTAGAGGATGTGGGTTGTGCTAACTTTATCGCAGCTAGTAGACTTGCTAAAGTATTACGTCGTTTGGGAGTGGCGGGTGCTGGCGGCTTGTTTAAGTTGGATCCTGCATCACTGGCTCGTGTGCGTGGTATTGGTGAGTCTAGTATCTTTGTTGCTCTGTGTATCTTGGATCATGCACAATACAACATCAATGACTGGTGGGATACTGAAGCGAAATTCAGAACTGTAAAGGTGCGTAAAGCATCAAGGAATGGACATGAAGTATGAGTGAAAAACTACATTGGACTAAGACACCTGAAGGTAAAGCAAAGCTGAGAGAACAGATGAAAAAGTTTCATTCAGCGAAGAAAACTACTCGAAAATATACAAAGCGCGTCAAGTTATTAACTGTGACTATCACTGGGCCAGATGCGTATTTAGCTATGACGGAAATTCTAGCTAATCACTACAAAGTTACAGTGACAGTGGAGAGACAATGAATGCCATTCACATCATCACACCATATAAGTATATGGATGTGTGGGTATTCGATGATGCTACGAGGGGTCTCATACGTGAGCCCTTCGTAGGTAATACTAATGTAATCATCGACGAACTAACTAAAAATGTAAAGAATGCAGATACAGGATTCATTCTGCTCTTTTCATCTAAATCATTTCCAGAACACAATGCTAAGCTAGTGTGGGATGGGAAAGATATGAACGGTAACTGGTATTTGTGTAATGGAATGAGGGGCTGGTTGTGTCCCGCGTTACTCAAATTCTTTAAGAAAGCTCCTAAGACTATCTACGTGAGGATACAGTAATGCCCGATCGTATTATTATTCATCCGATTGTAACTGAGCCTCTATCTATTATTGATAAGGCTCCAGATATAATCATGACACCGAAGAAGAATGTAATCATGGATGCGACCACACTCTCATCGCTAATGAGTTGTGGTCGCTACTATGATTTACGTTTCAATCATAGATTTGTTGCAGTTAAAGGCAAATCTAATTCTTTAGAAATAGGCACATTAGCACATAAAGTGCTTGAGGTGGGATATACGCATCTAATCAATGGTTTTCCACGTAATACAAGTGTTGGACAGGCATTGGCCGCAGGACAACTTTACATCACTGGTTGTCCATCCTGTGCGCAGTTACTTGAAGATAAGCCATCATGCGGACATGAACCGGGTGAATATCCAGGCATGACTAATACACCTGAAAGAAATGAAGGTAAAGTCATTGGTTGGAAGTTCGTCATGGATACGATGGAGCAATACTTCGAGTTCTATAAAAACGACGCATTTATTCCATTAGCGGCAGAAGTGGTGAAAGGTGAAATATTATACGAAGATGATGAAATCAGAGTATTGTGGAAGGCGAAAATAGATCTATTGATTGACCAACATCAAGTTGGTATCATGTCAATGGATCATAAAACATTCAAACAGAATCGTCAGAAGTCTACATTGGGAAATCAGTTTCCCGGTCAATGTTGTTTACTCAAGACACGAAATGTATTGGTGAACAAGATAGGCTGGCAAACATCCTTTAAGATACAGGATAGATTGACGCGCGATTTAGTTGGTTACAGTAAGGATAGACTCGATGAATGGCAGAACGAAATACTGCCATACTACGCATATAAGTTCATCGACTATCAGGAGAGTGGATACTGGCCTCCTGATTTCACACATTGTGAGACTATGTATGGGCCGTGTGCATTCAAGGAAGTGTGTGAAGCTGATAGAAATATGCGCGTCGAAGTGTTACGCAACGATTTCCAACTGGCTCCTGTGTGGGATCCTACTAACAAGGAAGATGAATAATGCTAGTTCAAATTGTAATCTATGATAAAAGGAATTACATCATAGAACACAAAGGTTTCAAACCATCCGATAAAGCTGGAATCAATGCTTACATATGGAAACATATGAAATCAGATGCATTTGAAATCGAAATAAAGAAATTTGAAAGGAAAGATTAATGGACGCATTAGAATATGAACTTAAACATCGAATCATGGTTTTGGAAATGAAGATAGAAAAACTTCATGAGGCGTTGACTGCATTGATTAGTTGGACAGCTCAATCTGCTGCTAGTCCAATCAATCAAACAGAAGCAGAACTTCTAATGAAGATTCTAAGAGATGAAGATGAATAAATTAAGGAAACACGCACTCAACTATGGAATGGGTGAACAGAAACAGATAGCATTAGGACTATGGCCTAGAACTATACGCGGCTGGTGGTTTTGGTTACAATACTGGTCGCCTATTGCTTGGAGAAAATAATGCAAGACGAATTACTCATCATAGCGAGTGAATGGTCACTAGAACTGTTGACTGAATACATCAACAAACTAGAGGCGCGTGTCCTAGTGACCAAAGCATTAATTGTGGAATTAAAAAAGATTCAAAGGAAAAAGAAGCGTCGTAAAGTGGTGGATACTGGTAGCCCTAGAGGTGGGAAGTAATGACTAAGAAAGAGTTGGTCAGATTATTGGAACCGTTACCAGATGATTTTGAGATCATCATGGAATATTCAGATGGTTCAGTGGGCAATTTTCAATTGGAGCCTATCACTGAATCATGTGGAAAAGATGATGTGGTAGCTATTATCATTGTGCCTAAAGAGGTGAAACACTAATGTCAATTCGAGAAGCCAAAAAATTGTTTAAGACGTATTGGCGTAAGAAGGGTTACGTGATTAAGCGTGTCGAATTCATTGTGGATGCAAATGGATGGACGCGCATCGGTAAAATACACAAAGCCAAAGGGGAAGTGAAGTAATGCCAACAATGGATAGTGTAGGCTTCGATAGTCTATACTGCATGTTTAAGGGGGAACCCGGTACTAGAAAAAGTACTCAGGCTCTATCCTTTCCTGGCCCCCAATATTGGTTCTCATGGGATAGAAAGATGAATGGCATCTATCTACCCATGAAGAAGTGGGGTATAGATCCTAAAACAATTTCATACGATGACTATGATGATTGGAATAAGCCACGTAAAAAACTGGAAGATTTACAAGTCAATTGTCCATACAAGACGATTGTGCTGGATTCAATTACCAGCATGGCAGATATGACACTACGTCAAACTGTTAAGATGAAATATGGTTTGACACGCAGTTCAGGTCAGGCTGCTGGCAAGTTAATTGCAGGAATTGCAGTCAATGAAATCGAAGATTACAATGCAGAATCAAGTGCATTGCAGGAATTGATAGCATTGACGAAAGATATCAATGCATTCCACAAGGTAAATATCATATTGATAGCCCATGTGGTTCAGGCTGAATACAGAAATACAGCCAACAATACTACCCACGTATCCCGAACTATCGTTACAGCAGGGAAGAAGGTAGCACCGAAGATACCCGCGTATTGTGGTGAGGTTTATCACTTCAATATTAAACAGTCGGGAATGACAGAAGGAGCAGGAGGTCAGTATTCACTATTAAGTGAGCACACTGGAGATGACTTTGCTCGTAGCGCATTAGGTTTGGATAAGGAGATTGTGTTTGGTGACAAACCTATCTATGAAACATACCTAGTCCCGGCTATGAACAAACTAAAAACAATGAACAACACTGTACAACAGTTCTAACAAACAACAAACGAAAGAGGGTAGGCAAATGCCTATTATCCAGTTTAGTGAGAAAGACCTGATGCGTGGGAAGATTGTCGATCCGGCATGGTATCTCATGCTGATCAACTCAGTTGGTGAGGCTCCGTCTAAGGATGGCGGAAGCACTAACTACCCCGTTGAGGGAACCATTGTCCGCAATGCGGATACAGGCGATGAAACATTCACGGGAATGGTCATCGAGTGGAACTTCAATTCCAAAGCGATTGGATTCGCAGCGGGATTTCTCGCGGCTCTTGGAGCAGAAGTCAACTCTAAGGAGCGTTACAAGCTCGAAATGGCTGCCGGAAAGCAGCTTGAGGTGTTTGTAGAGAACGGCGAGTGGCAGGGTCGTATTGTGAACCGCGTTAACCACAAGTATCGCCCGGTTCGCTCGTAACTAATTTGAACTAAAGAACCGATGCGCGTCTGTACTACATCCTTCGATCAACAGGTAGACGAATCGACGTAGGAGCGCATCAACTTTTTTCAACTAACGGCATAGAACAGCCCAACGGAGATAGACAAATGAATGATCCCGAACAGTTACCGCTTCCTCTAGCAGATCCAGATGATCCAGATGTCATTGATGTGGATGAGAATGATATCGACGATGATGAGGATGAAGATGATGATGACAATGAGGAAGAAGATGAAGATGAAGATGAGGATGAGAAAGACGATGAATAACCATTAATCAGATTGCTAGTTATCAGAAATCATTGGCTGATACCGTTGCCATCGGTTCTCCCAGCACAATGAAAGTTGATTCTAGTCAATTCTGATTAATGATAGGGGGCGCATCCAATACTACAATTCTGTAGGTTACGGGTGCGCCTCCGCCTTTTAGTAAATAGGTGGAGCTAATGGAAGCGCGACGTATTGTGGGGCGAATAATCAAAGTAAGTAAAGGTGGATGGGGATTCATTAGTTCAAGAGATATCGAGTTTACTAGAATCTTCTTTCACTGGACAGCATTAAAGCAAGATACACTTCCATTCCTCGAATTACATACGGGTATGATGGTTGAATTTATACCTGTGCAAATTCCTGGAAAAGGATGGAGAGCTATACACGTATCAGTACTAGATAAACCTGATTTCAGAGTAGAGGTGAATAATGATATGCCCATATTGTCAGAACGCGGATCACTCGATGATGGAAAAACTAAAACTAGCGATCAAAATAATCACGACGAAAACGGTTCTCTGTAATTGCTGTTCAAAGGTTTTCCTAGATGTAACTGAGGAGCATACAGATGAAATACGTGCCGGGACAGGGAGCGATAGGCGCTAAGTTAATGATACTTGGTGAAGCTCCAACTCACGATGACAATATATCAGGTAAACCATTCAGTGGATCTAACGGCAGAGAACTAGATAGACTATTGAAGGAAGCAGGCATCAATCGTAACGACTGTTGGTTAAGTTACGTATCCAAGTATTCAGTTCCACCAAATCTAGATAAAAAGAAAGCATCCTTTCATTCTCGTGCAAAGGAATTTGGAGTTGATGTAGAGAAGCAACTAGAGGAGTTAAGAACTGAGATTAATGATGTTAAACCTAACTGCATACTCAGTCTCGGCGGGACTGCTCTATGGGCACTCTCCGGTAAAACTAAAATTGCTAAACAAAGAGGCTCTATCATGTGGGGTTTGGGCAGTAAGTTTGTTCCTACCTATAATCCCGCGCACCTTCTATCTCACATTCCGGGTGGAGAAATCAAAGGTTATTTCAACAGACAAATAATCATCTTCGACATGAAACGTGCCTATGCTGAGTCAGTCTCACCAGACATGAATTTGCCTAGTCGTACACTTCAAATCTGCTCAAATAGTGGTGAACTATGGGAGTTCTTGAATAGATATAAAGATAAACGAAAACTAAGTGTAGACATTGAAGCAGGTGGTCATTGTCTACCTATATGCATAGGACTATCATTCACTCCTAGTCATGGAATGACTGTTCCTCTCTGGAATCAGGATGGAATTAGTAGTATACCTAGCTCAGATTTAGTAACCTGTTGGCAACTATTAGCCGATGTGCTATGGGAGAAACAAATTGTCGGACAAAACTTCAACTATGATCGAGATAAGATTCGTAGACTCGGATTCACGATCAGAAGAATATACTCTGATACATTGCTCAAGGCATTCGCAATTAACCCTGAACTCCCAAAAGGGCTTGCATTTCTTACAAGTATCTACACCAGAGAGCCGTTCTATAAGGACGAAGGTATGTATGAAGGGAGTGTTAGAGATTTATTGCTTGGATGCGCTCGTGACGCTTGTGTCACATATGAAATAGATGAGGCGATGGATGCGGATCTAGATGAGTTGGGTGTAAGGAAATTCTATGAGAATTTTCTAATGAAGTTACCTGACATGTATCTAGAGATCGAGAATAACGGACTGTGTATCAACAATGATACGCGCATGAAACTCATTGAGAAGTATGTCAAATGGGACGAACGTCTTGGTTATGAGATGTTTGAGATTGCGGGGATAGATGTCAATGTGTCCTCTCCAGTTCAGGTACATGCACTTCTGTTCGATGAATGGAAATTACCGCGGCGTAAAGGTGTGGGTGAGGAAGAACTCACGGCTCTACTTAATCTCAAGGTGGGTATTAAAGACCCTCAACAAAGGGTTTGGATTGAAAAGTGTTTGGAAAGACGTAGAGTCAAAAAGACTATTTCCACATATCTATTTGCAATACCAGACTACGACGGAAAGATGCGTACTACGTGTTTCATGTGTTTGGATACAGGACGCACATCCACTGGGCAACAGGATCCGCCAATACGCCCGTTGGTAGATTTGGTAGGTAAGGGTAACAAGAAAGATATGAAGGTGATGGGTACAGCATTCCAAGTATTCACTAAACATGGTGATATTGGGGCTGATGTAAGAGGAATGTATGAACCTGATCCCGATTATATCTTTGTACAATTAGATAGTAGTCAGGCTGAAGCTAGAGTAGTATTTAACTTGGCAACTGATGAAGATGCATTAGAGGCAATAGATGTCCACGACTACCACGCTCTTACTGCTAGTTGGTTTTTTGGTGGTAACGAATCTGATTACTCTAAAAAAGTATTGGGATATGAAAGCCCTATCAGATTTGCAGGGAAAACTCTCCGTCATGCGGGCCATCTTGGTGCGGGTCACAGGAGAGCAGCTACCGAACTCAACACACAAGCACGAAAATATAAAATAGATATTAACATTACTGAACAACAAGCTGAGAAAGCTCTAAAGATCTTTCACCATAAGCAACCTAAAATACAGAAGGTATTCCATGCCCAAGTCAACGAATGCATCAAAGATAGTAGACGACTTACTGCGCCCCTCCCGTGGGGAATTGATGCGGAGCGAGGTGGTGTTAGAATTTTCTATGAAAGATGGGGAGATGACCTCTTTCGTCAGGCTTTGGCCTACATGCCACAAAGAGCCGTCACTGATAATACCAAGGCAGCAGGTATTAGAATTAAGAGACAATTCAAAGAAGCGAAAATTATTCTTGAGGCGCATGATGCACTTCTGTTCGCAGTTAGAAAAGAGTATCTTGACGATTTCATTGGACTAGCTAAGAAGGAAATGGAACGTCCTATCAATTTCATGGCATGTAGTCTACCTAGAAGGAGCTTAAAGATTCCTTGTGATGTGGAAATTGGAGAGAACTATAAAGATCTAAACAAATACAAGTTCAGAGAACTAGCACAAGGAGTGAAATGAATTGGCTAGAAAAATTACTAGAACAACATTCAGAACTAGAAAGTCCGACAAACTTCTGGTTATGGGGTGGTATGGCTGCCATCTCTGCCATCTTGAAAGATAACGTATGGATAGACCGACAGATTTACAATCTGTATCCGAACATATATGTGATGTTCCATGCAGAATCAGGATTGAAAAAGGGGCCGCCTATCTCGATGGCAAAACAACTTGTACGTGCGGTAGGCGGTACACGTATAATATCGGGTCGCTCCTCCATTCAAGGGATCTTGAAGGAATTAGGAACAGCAAAGACAGAACCGGGTGGAAAGGTTCTAAACAAGTCTACAGCTTTTATTTGTTCATCGGAGTTGACGAGTAGCATAGTCGAAGATAAGGTAGCTACAGATATATTGACTGACTTGTATGATAGACAATACAATATAGGTGAATGGCGTAGCTTGTTGAAGATGGAATCGTTCAATCTAAAAGATCCAACTATAACAATGTTAACTGCTACAAACGAAGCACATTCAGTAGATTTCTTTGGAAAGAAGGACATTCATGGTGGATACTTTGCACGCACGTTTGTCATTTCTGAGAACAAAAGGAATAGGGCTAATAGTTTGTTGGTTCCTCTTCTTAATCCTCCTAAATATCTTGAGTTGGCTGAGTATCTAAAGGAGTTGACTAAATTAACTGGAGCATTCGCGCCACTCGCCAGTCCAATAGAAACTGAATGTTGCTATATACCATTTGCCGAGTCAGTGACAGGAGAGACTAACTACTTCACTCCGGCAGGTATACTATATCAGAAGTGGTATGAGGAGTTTATCATTCAGATGATGGAACAAGAAGTCAAGGATGATACAGGCACCCTCAATAGATTCGGTGACAGTGTATTGAAAGTAGCGATGATTCTAGCTCTAGCTAGATCACCTGAGCTATACATCGACGAGGATAGTATGCAGTTGGCAATAGACTACTGTGAGAGACTGGTAGGAAACGTGAGGGAAATGACCTATGGTAAGAAGGGTCTATCAGAGGCCAAGAATATCAAAGAGTTGATCATCAAGGAGTTACTGTTCCGTAATGGAAATCGAATCAGTAGACCTATGTTGTTGAAGAAGATGTGGGCACATTACAAAGACACTATGGAGATAGACGATATTATGCAATCGTTCGATCAAGCGGGCATGATTAAGACTGAGAGTGTCGGTAATCAGATCATCTATTACATGCCGGAACTTGTGATAGTTGAGTATCGGAAACTGTTTACGGGGAAGAACAAATGACAGATAAAGAGACTCCCGCGATGGCTGACGACACCATTGAACAAGCACGGCAAGCGTTGATCAACCTCTACGTCAACGCGTCGTCGCCGCCGCTCCCGGCTGACGAGGTGTTCCTGTCGAAGCTCGACGACCTGATCTCCGCCGTCCGCGCATCTGTACAAAAAGAAAAGAAATGATAGTCCCATCACCTACCTATAATGAGCCTGAACTGACTCCACAACAGGAAGCAGATGCGCGTCATTATGCGAAGGTGATTCGGATTATCAACATGCCTACATGGAAATGTCATTGTGGAGCCGTGATGATGGGATGTGTGTTGTACTGCATTTACTGCAAGAATTGGCGTAGCCAACACACACCCCGACCATCTACTTATTTAGACCCATCCAATCCATAGGCCCACCGCCAGTGATAGTAAAGTCATTCTTTCTATCAATGAATCTACCCTGATTTACTTCCTTACCATAGATTTGTGATCCCCATCCATGTGCAATGGGTAGTAACCACGGAAATAGATCAGGATCTTCCTTATAAATCTCATACGCATCTTGTGCTACTAGTGGTAGATACATCTGCATCGTCCTATCCATTACTTGGAATGGTTGACGCTTACTAGCAGATGCAAAGTCATACGCAAATCTAGCTACAGGATTTAATTTATTAGCTCCGAATCGTTCTATTGTACTCTTAGCAGTTTCAGCAGTTGGGCCTGATCCAAACTTACGGAATCTGTTAGATGCAGACGATGTAGTACCACCTGCCATCAATCTAGAATACAATACGAGGAACTGTTGGAATCCACCAGCAGGATCCATACGGAAGTCACCAATACGAACTTTACCAAAGTCTGCATTAGTTAAATCATAATTCACTTCTACATCTGGATCCGCAAGTTTAGCTAGTTCAGTAAATGTGTACCATGCCATACCAGTTGATAGTATAGCCTTAAGATATTGTTTCCTTACGAATGGACTAGCCATTACATAAGTAGATGGATTCATCATTCTTGCTTTAGCTGCAAAGTTACGAGGTGAGAACAATGCATATCCAAGTTTATCAGCAGCACCTTCTAACGAAAGTTCAGCTTGTTTGAAGGGTAATATGTGAGTCTTGAGTGGCCCACGTCCGGTAGCTGTGTTGACGAAA